TGGTAATATCGACATTCTAGTTAATAATGCAGCTGTCTTTAAGATGAAATCATTTTCAGACACCACTTTAGATGAGATTGATGATATGATTGATATCAATCTTAAAGGTGCCATGTATGTAACTAAATTTGCATTACAGAAAATGGAAAAAGGTAGTCGTATCTTCTTTATCAATTCAGTTGCAGGCCTTGAAGAACTAGAAAATCAATCCGCATACTGTGCTTCTAAACATGGACTTACAGGATTTGCTGGTGTTCTTGGTGAAGAATTGCGTAGCAGAGGAATCAAAGTAACAAGTATTCATCCAGGCGGTATTGATACACCATTGTGGAGTAGAGATATACCTTACCCATGCGGTGATGTAAGTAAGGCAATCTCACCAATAGAACTTGTAAAAGTTATTGATTTCGTGTATAATAGCCAATTCAATATTGAATATAAAACTATTAAAATGTTTCCTGATACCGAATGGCACAAATGATTATACCTAGTGCCGATTTGTTTATTGTAACCTCTGCTCTTAAAACGAGCATTGGTGTTATTGATGATGAAACAAGAACAAGGCAAACGATTGAAGGTCTGCAATCATTACGCAAGGCTGCACCTGATGCTATTATCTTCTTAGTGGATGCTTCTTCTAGGATGGTTGATGAAGCAACAATGGTTACAGTAACACAATATTGTGATAGAAGTATTAGTTTTTTTGGTGATGAAGATTTAATGTCACTCGCAAATGCAGGCCTTAAATCACAAGCAGAAATTACTCTATTGTTTAAGACACTAAGTATTATTAAACAACATCCTGAATTACAGAAGATGATGGCTGGTGTTCGTAGGGTGTTTAAGTTATCTGCTAGAACCAATATGCTTGAAGGTTATGACCCAAAGGCATATGATGACCAATATGGTAAGTATGTCTTTAAGAAAGCAATGCCATCTTGGTTGCCACCACAGAAACAATTAGAATCTGGTTGTGACCACTTATACATAACTAGAATGTATTCATTTTGTATATCATTGTTTGACAATTATTTGAATACTTTACCACAAATCTATCAGACAATTAATCAACATGGCGTAGATACAGAACACGCACATTATGGTAATATTGATAAAAGTTTTTCAGTAGAATTTGAAAATTTACATTGTGAAGGAGTTTTGGCAGGAAACGGCCAAACAGAAAGATATTAATGATTGACGATAAATTAATTGAAGAAATAGCAAAACAAGCTAAACCAAAATATCAACAAGATTATTCTAACTTCAAACCTGGCGAAGATTATGTAATGTATTCTGGCCAAATGTGGGACGAAAAAGAGTTTGCTGCTGGTCTAAAATCTTTTCTCACAGGCAAATGGTTGCCAGCAGGTGAAAGAGTTGAACAATTTCAAATCAAGTTCTCAAAGAAATACAATGTAAAAGCCTCACACATGGTCAACTCTGGTTCATCTGCCAATTTAGTGATGATGGCCGCTGTTAAGAAACATTTAAATTGGCAAGATGGTGATGAAGTCATTGTATCACCAGTTGGATTTCCAACTACAATTGCACCATTGATGCAGAACAATCTTAAGCCAGTATTCATTGATATTGAGTTTGATACATTGAACTTTGATGTAAATAAGATTGAAGAAAAGATTACAAAAAAAACCAAAGCAATTATTGTTTCTCCTGTATTGGCCAATCCGCCTGACATGGATATAATCCATGATATTTGTTACAGAAATAACCTTGTATTGATTGGTGATAATTGTGATTCACTAGGCACCAAATGGGATGGAAAGTTGATTACTGATTTATATTACTGCTGGTCAACATCATTCTATCCTGCACACCATATGTCAACAGGTGAAGGCGGTATGATTTCATCTAATGATGAAAAGTTAATTGATACTGCTCGTTCTATTTCTTGGTGGGGTCGTGATTGTTATTGTGTTGGTTCAAACAATATGTTACCATGTGGAACTTGTGGTAATAGGTTTGATAAATGGTTGCCAGATTACGATGGCATTATTGACCACAAGTATATCTTTGCTTATGCAGGTTACAACCTGAAGCCTCTTGATATGCAAGGTGCTATTGGTATAGCACAACTAGAAAAAGTTGATTACATTCACGAGAAAAGAAAAGAACATAAAGAACGGCTAACCAAACTATTGCTTAAATATTTGAATGTTCGTGTTGCTGACAAACTAGATAAATCTGAACCATCATGGTTTGGTGTGCCAATTATTTGTGAAACACAAAAACAAAAAGAAGCTTTAGTTGCACACTTTGAAGCCAATAAGATTCAAACACGAAACTATTTTGCTGGTAATATTCTATTGCATCCAGGCTTTAAACACTTAGATGATGCGAGTAAATATCCATTGGCAAACAAAGCGTTATCTCATGTATTTTTGTTAGGTTGTCCTCCATTTTGGAATGATGCAGTATTTGATTATATTGAAAAGGTGATTAAAAATGTTACTTAAAAATGTAAATGATTGTAATTTAATTGTTGAAACACAATCGACTAGAAACCCATCTGATTTAACTAAAATTACATTTAGACGAGAAATTTTAGATTCAAAAACCAAAAAAGTAATTAGTTACAATAATTTTGATATGCATCTTACAAATGATGAAATCCAAAGGTTAAAACAAGCACTATGAAAATTCAAGTATTTGGTGGCTCAGGCTTCGTTGGTTCTGAATTTACTAGACAGAATCCTGGTTGTATAGTAAATGCTCGTAATGATTATGAAATAAAAAGCCAAGATATTCTTTACATGATTTCTACTGTAACAAATTACAATGTAAAGACTGACCCTTTTATTGACATTGATACAAATCTTACTATATTGATGAAAGTTTTACGACAATGTAAAAGTTCACCCGTAACATTTAACTTTATCAGTTCATGGTTTGTTTATGGTGAAACAGAGATGCCTGCAACCGAAGAATCAAATTGTTATCCAAATGGATTCTATTCTATTACTAAACGATGTGCAGAGCAATTACTAATCTCTTATTGTGAAACATTTGGTATCAAGTATCGTATTCTCCGTCTTGCTAATGTTGCAGGTTATGGCGATAAAAAGGCATCACCACAAAAGAACGCACTTCAACATATGATTAATGAATTGAAGGCAGGCCGTGATGTGAATGTCTATGATGGCGGCAATCTTTACCGAGATTATATTCATGTGAATGATGCCGCTAGAGCAATTAAACTCATCATGGAAAAAGGCGAAGTTAATACTACCTACAATGTGGGTAATGGGCAACCATTGTTATTCAAGGATATGATTGAGTATGCCAAAGAATTAATTGGTGGGGAAGGCAAATTAGTGCCGATTGAAATTCCTGACTTCCATCGCACGGTACAAGTTCGTAGTATGTGGATGCTATCTGATAAATTAAAATCATTAGGATACACTCCAAACTATGATATGAAGGCTATTATTGAGGACATGGTTAAATGAATTTGATTTTGTATCAGGCATACTATGATAACAGTCAGTTGCCTATTTTAGACTCTACATTTACCCCGTATGATAATACAGAAAATGCCAAGCCAGAGTTGCGGGAATATCCCATGTGGAAAAATCTATTAGAGAAACACAAAGATACCGATGTATATTGGGGTCTTTTATCGTGGCGTTGGATGCAAAAAACAGAGTTGCCTTCTTCTGAGTTTCGTGATTGGATTTTGGCCAATCCTGATTATGATGTGTATCACATGGATCCAAATTTAGAAGTTACAGCAAATTATGTAAATCTTTGGGTGCAAGGAGACCAATGGCATCCTGGTATGTTGAAGTTTGCAAATCGTTTATTTCCAAAGATTGGTATCACAGAAAAGGCTGAAGAATTAATTTATAAAGCAGATGATTTTGCTACTTGTAATTACTACATTGGCAACTCAAAGTTTTGGACAGAATGGTTAACATTCCTTGATAACACATTAGAGATTTGTCGTGGAGATGGAGAACTATATAATTACCTCTATCGTGATGGTAAAGGATATAACGGCTCATGGATCCCATTCTTTTCATTTGTAACGGAAAGATTGTTATCTATTTTCTTAATTCAAAATAGGCACATAAAAGTTAAGAAGTTTCCCATTGAACACTCATGTTATGCAAAACGATTTGGCTCACAATTTCACCAGTTTGTAGAAGAATATAATAAAAAGAAATGATTAATCAATTTGATTACGAAAAACTCAATAAAGAGTATAATGAAGGCAAACCCTTTCGCCATGTAGTAATTGATAATTTCTTTGACGATGAAACAGCATTGAAATTATCTTCTGAATTTCCTGACTTTAATGACCCAAACATTTGGTCTGTATATAAGAATCCCATTGAAAACAAAAAACTGACACCTAATTGGGACTTGTTTCCTAAAGAAACATACAAGGCCTTTTCTTTGATGAATACACCAGAGTTTGTGGATAAAGTCCGTAAAATTACTGGTATTAATAATTTAGAAGCGGATTATGGACTACACGGTGGTGGATGGCACATGACTGCTCGTGGTGGTAAATTGAATATGCACAAAGATTATTCAATTCATCCAAAACTTGGTAAAGAAAGACGATTAAATATCATTATCTACATGACACCAGATTGGCAAGAAGAATGGAATGGTGGTTTAGAATTCTGGTCACACAATGAAGAAAAGAATCTACCAAAAGAATGTGTAACCAAATTATACAATAAGTTTAATCGTGCGGTTCTATTTGATACCGCAGACAATTCGTGGCATGGACTACCAACAGAACTCCAATGTCCAGATGGTGTGTATCGTAAGTCATTGAATATCTACTATCTTTCAGAAGCTCGTGAACAAGCAGAAAAACACGATAGAGCCATGTTTGCACCTTATGGAGAGCAGGCAAACAATCAAGAAATACTAGATTTGATTAAGAAAAGGTCTAGTTCCAAAACATCCTCAGAAGCATACAGAACATAAATTGTATAAATAGACTATAATCATAATTAAACGCTGTAGAGGCGGAGATGAAATTTAGAGAATTTATACAAGAAGCACCAGAGAAGCACGCCGTTCTTGCCTTTGGCAGGATGAATCCGCCTACAACCGGCCACGCCAAGTTGGTGGATAAGGTCAAAGAGGTTGCTAAGTCTGTTGGTGGTTCACATCATGTTGTTCTCTCTCACTCACAGGATCCTAAAAAGAATCCTCTCTCCGCAAAAGATAAACTCAAACACGCAAAACGATTCTTTCCTGACACCAATCTGTCAACTTCAAATAAAGAATCTCCTACTTTTCTTGACCAAGCGGCTAAACTCCACAAATCTGGTGTAACACATTTGCACATGGTGGCAGGTTCTGACCGCACCGAAGAATACAAAAAGAAACTGGCACAATACAATGGATCAGCCAAAGGCGCACTATTCAATTTTAAAAAGATTACTGTTCATTCTTCTGGTGAAAGAGATCCTGATGCTGAAGGCACAGAGGGAATGTCAGCATCAAAAATGAGAAGTCATGCTTCAACAGGCAACTTCAAAGAATTTAAGAAAGGCATTCCATCTCATGTTGAACCAAGCCATGCAAAAGAATTGTATAGTGATGTTCGTAAACACATGGGCATTAAAGAATCTGTTGATGAAGCATTTGAAGAATTATTGAATGAAGGTGTGCATGACAAAGGCATCTTTAAGGCAGTATTTCTAGCAGGTGGTCCTGGTTCTGGTAAAGATTATGTTTTAGATAATACTTTGTCTGGCCATGGTATGACCGAGATTAACTCTGATAAAGCTTTAGAGTTTTTGATGGACAAAAAAGGTCTTAATAAGACCATGCCTGCATCTGAGAAGATTGAAAGAGATTTGGTTCGTGGTCGAGCCAAGAACATGA